AGGTCACCACTGCCAGTGGACACATAGGTATTACCATTGGGGCTAGAAATAGAAACGTCCGAGTTACCTAAGATGGTGACGTTACCACTAGAGTTCAAAGTAATGTCACCAGTAGTAGCAACTGTAGCAGTTCCAGAACCACTAAGGTGAATATTGCCAGAACCATAAAGATTTATACCATACCCCATAGTAGCTGTAAGGGAACCAGCACCGTTGATATTGATGTCTCCAGATAAAGAATTAATGTTCACATCGGTAGTGTTAGCAGTAATGTTAACGCCAATAGAAGCCTGAATGTCAACGTTGCTGGTAGCACCGTTACCATCAATGAGCAGCGTGCTATTTCCAGACTGGATGCTCGAAGTGACGAGAGAGTTGCCCCCCATGTTTATATTGCCAGACATGGTGCCGCCAGTCAGAGGCAAGTAAGCACCAAGCACAGAGGCTAGGTTTGTAGCCAGCTTCAAGGGAGTAACGGCAGTGGTGTCATCAACGCCAGCATCGGTCAAAGCTTGTGTGGCGAGTTTAATGACTCCATTAACTGTCTCAGAAGCGTATGGGACGCTCAACTGGTAAAAGTCAGAAATAGTCCCAGTGTTGAGACTGTTACGAATCCAGTTAGTGCCTTCTAAAGTAGCGATTGCAACATCGCCTTCTTGAAGGTTAGCAGAATCGGCTACCATAGTAGCTTCATCTGCATAAACGTAAGCCTTTGAAAGAGCAATGTCTGGAATTTGGCTAGTAGGAATCTTGCCCGAACTGTCGAGGGAAGCATACCCATTAGCTTGGCCCTTTTCTGAAATGCTTTGACGTGATGCAATATAAGCAGAGATAGTCCCAAAATTATTAGTAGGGTTACCAAGCCCAATGGTGCTCTCAATGACACCACAAATGTCGTAAAGACGTTGTATATGGGCCGCATAGATAATAAGCCCATCTGAAATTCCTGTGGGGTCATAGGTATCTAAGCTTGCAGGGTAATTTACGCTCATTTGGAGCCACCTTAAATCAGGTTAATGGTAATTGTCCCAGGTTCAAAAATTTCACTGGGAAGGCCAACAATATCAGCAGGGGCCATCGGAGGGTCAGAACTCCGTTGAAACTTAGTAATGTTGAAGTAGTCAATCCCTTGATTCTGATTTATCACATTATAAGCGTCACTCAGGCGCAAAGTGCCGTCAAAGTCCTGGTTCTCAAAGGCCAGGAAGTTCTGCAAAGAAGCATTGACGGCGGACTGAACTTGAGTTCCAACGTAGTTCCCAAGAACTTTTAGATTGAGAGTAATATCAACAGGGGAATAGATGGGGTCAAGGATTGTAGTAGTAACCCAAATCATTCCTTTGCTGTCTAAATAGTTCTTTAGGTCGGCCTTTAGAGCAGCGCTTGCAGGAACTCCAGTTCCATTGGGGCCTTGAACAGCAGCGTAAATATTAACGTTATTATAATTAGTGGCGACGGCTAGGGCTTTGTTAATAGACCCATTAGCAGAAGAAAACGAAGCCGCTAGGGTCTCGTAATCCTGCTTTGTAATAGCTCTGTCGTTAGCTCTAGCAAACAGAGGGCCAAGAATTTTAGCCTCTTCATTACTCTCACGGTCAATGCCACCAGAAGCCGCTAAAGGGTTAACAACAGATAGGACGTTTGTAGGAGATGAGGAGATAAGAGCGTTGATTTGACCGGCACCAACGTTTCCACGTGTCCCACCACCAATGCGGTAACTAGCGGTGATTGAAGAACCAAGAGGAGGAATCTTACCTAAATTTCCATCTCCAAAAGTAATGATAACTTGGTCATTGGCATTAACAGTAGTAGTAAAATGGCGGTCTGTCGAACTAGATGCAAGAAAGTTATCAACCTTCGTCCAAGTAATATCAAAGCCACCCTCATTTACCACTACAACAACGGTGGGCTCCACAACAGGGGCGTTAGTCAGAAGGAATTTCTGACTAGCTGAACCGTTAGAAGTCCCAATATTTTCTGAGTTGATACTGGTGCCTTCAGTAACTGTAGTAAAAAGGCCAGAAGCAAGGCCGTTTGCCGTAGTATATGTGTAAGTAGTGACAGCAGGCCCCCAAAATACCTGATTACCAACGATGTTAGTGACAGTAAGTTTCTCACCATTAGTGCCATTCCATAGAAGAATGGGCTTACCAATAGCCATACCTGTCACATCATTGAAAGTGCCACTTGTAGAACCAGCTAAAATGTTAGATGTAGGGACGGACGTTCCTGCGTAACCAGCAGGAATAACCAGTGGGGTTCCAACTTCAAAAGACACCGCGCTAGACGTAGCTGTTGGAGTAGTCCCTACACGATATCCAGAGTAGATATTTGTATCTGAAGATGAAACTTGAATTGTAAACATCACATCCGCACTAGCTGGCGAAGCGGTATCTAATGTATATCCAATCAGACTAAGAAGATTGATAATGGAACTACGAAGCTGAGCGGTTGGGAGAAAACATTCATTAGCAATCCGGTCTTGGTAGAATGAAAGAATATCCAAACCAAGAGCAAACTCATTGACCAAAATAACACCCAAGTCACTGTCAGCTCGATTGTTCCATTCAGGCGTAAAAATAGACGCCAACTGAAACATATCGTTTCTGAAGGCCTGAAAATCTTTGCTTGTGTAGTCAATCGTAACTTGTGTAAGGTCAATAGCCATTAGACGGTCACCTGAACTGAGTCAAGGGCTCCAACCGAGGGAACTTGGTATTGGAGGCTGACAAGGATTCGTTGGTCTCCATTATCCTCAACAACTTGATCTACATTAATATCCACAATCTGAACACGTGGTTCATAGAGGGATACAGCAGATATGATGCTCTGATGAATAAGTGGAACAATAGCAGGGGTAACACGATCAAAGACCAACCCTGTGATACTGCACCCGTAGTTCCTATTGGCGACAACTTCACCAACACCTGTAAGTATAATCTGAGCCAAGCTATAACGTAAAAGAGAATAGTCGGTCTCACTAAACTTAGCCTGAACAATGGAACCATCAGGCCCAAAGCTGAAAGGGAAGGCAAATCCTTTGTAGTAGATTTGCTCACCGACTAGGGGTGAAATAGCCATAGCTCACCTAAGAGATTTGTCCTGTGCCAGAACCAGTAACAGGGGCGGCTCCAGGGGCACTAGTAACTGATGCAACGCCAGTCACCGTAGTTGTAACAGTAGTGTTGGCCACTAAATAGAGTATAATGCCGTTACAAAGAGCAGTCAGCACTTTGTCGTTGATAGGGTTACTGACATAATCAGTCCCAAGTTGAGATTGTAATTGAGCCTGCACCATACTTTTAAGACCAGCGCCAGATAAAGCCATTACTTACCCCTAAGAATGGCAGATTTAAAAGCATTATGTATGTGTGAGTGTTTGCGCTTACTAGGGTTAAGCTTCAGAACAAGACGAGCCTTTTTAAGATTTTCCCTACGAGCTTGATCAGGGTCTTTACGTATAGATTCCATCTTCTTAGCTCGCTCGGCCTTCTGTCGTTCTACCTCTTGTTTAGCAGAGAGTGACGGCAAAATAAGACGCCCATGAGAACCAGATTCTTTGCGAGCTTGACGAGCTTCACTAATTTCTTTTTTAACCTCCCTACGGCTCCTAGGACGTTCATAATCGTCACGTCCGATAATCATATGACTGATATGAGGCAAGTCTTCTTCAGACGCATGATACCAAGTATAGCCGTGAAGCTTAACAGGGTGAGTAACAGGCTCATACTTGGAATTGATGACTTTCTTTAAAATAGCAGAGCGCTCTTTATCCGTAGGGGCTCTACGAATTTTCTGCCCAGGGTTATCTGGGTCAGGAAGCCAAAAACTAAATTCCGTATTTTTAATCTTGGGGTTGCTTAAATCAGCTATCTGTGCGGCTTTGCGCTCTTCAAAATCAGCGCGCATAATCGCATTGACTTTATCTAAGTCAGCCATACTAGTAGGAGTGATAGAGCGACCAGATAAGCCACGGTTGCGCCGATACCAATCAATATTTGAAGCCTTAGCAGATAACATGACCCATTTGCGAGGGGTTTTATCGTCCTCGTCTTCTGCGTCTTGTATCTTTTTGGCTTTCTCTAGAAAACGACCTACATGAAGGGTCGGCCGTGAGGCTAATCTATGAGAATCACCGATAATTTTTGCGTCTTTTCCAACAGCGAACTCTACTGATTCATCCCCTGTAGCGTCGTGCAAAACTCGGACGCGTCCAAGAGTAGGATGGTGGTAGATTTCTCCAGCCTTGACAGATAAGTGTGAGTAGGGCGATTTCTCTTTAGTGACCTTCTTAGGTTGTTCAGACGTAACTCCTTTAGCCTTCTCAGAGTAAAAAGTTGGGTGTATAGGGTTCTTAGAATAAGCCATACGAATCTGAGGAAAAGTTTTATAGACAATCCTTCCACCGGTGATTTCAGAAATACCTTTGGTGTTGCTCTCATGCTCAAACTGTTTGTTGACTTCCTCAATGTGCTTTTTGAGGCGTTCGTAAGCTGCGGCCCTGCTTTCATGGGTATCTACAAAATTTTCCCCATAAGCACTAGCAAATCTAGCAAGTGAGCTTGGGTCTGGTTTTCCGTTGGGGAGAAGCAACGGAACACCTCCTGGACTATTCACATCATTATTGGAAGATTTCCAATTGAGAGCCATAGCTACACCTTATCTGTTGTAACGCCAGTAAATGAGCTGGACGTAATAATGGGCGGACTTGTAGGCGCGCCCAAATTGCCTGTGTGAGTATGGGTGTCAAAATATTGTGTGAGAAACTTCTTCAAAACGAAGAAGTCATCCGAACCGGAAGCGTTTGAATTTGTATGGATTTTACCATCCTTATCAATTTTAAAATACTCCCCATTTGAATGGAGAATTTCTATATTTTCATTGCCAGAAGTATCATCTAGGGTAATTGTATGCCCTAAGGACGTTTTGATGACTACCTTATTGTTAGAGTCGTCCAATGTAATCTTATGCCCAGAAAAGCTAAGAATATCCAATTGCTCCTCATCATCAGTATCATCCAAAGTAATACGATGCTTAACTGAAGACGTAATGCGCTTAGTAGGAGGAGTAGCTTTCACAAAGTCTGGAACCGAGGGCACGTCTGGAAGCTTGCCGCTCTTGCTATACCAAACTCCAGAATATATGGGGAATTGAGGGTGTCCAGCCTCAAATTCGAGCCACACACCAGCCCCAATTGGTGGGACAGTAAAATGGCCGTAACTCATAGCAGGAGAACACCAACCAATGACCGGATACTCAAAAACTACATCCGCCCAGTTAGAAGACGCTGGGATGGACTTAGGCCTTTTAGGGGAAAGAGTTGGGCAGATGACCAAAATTCTGCCACGTTGCTCTGGGTCATTGTTATCTACGACTTGAGCTCGGTGTTTTCCGAAAATATGTTCTTCTGCGGTAATAGCCATAGGTCACTCTACGGGCTTGAACTTGAGAGCGTCTTTAGCTCCTTTGCTCAGATTACGGACATCTCTGCCAGTATTTATAGGGTTACCAGTTGGGGCAGGTGCGTCAATCCAGACGACAGATTCAAGAACCTCAGAACTAGCCTGTTTTGTTTCCAAATTAAGTGCATAATGCTGGTCACCAGTAATGGCAGTAGCGTTAGCGTCTCTTGCCGCATTAGCAGGGATGACATCCCAGTATTTTTTCAAGGTAAGGTCGCACTTATACCCGCCCTCATGCGTGATAGTGTGCTGAACTTCATGCAAATACCAAGGCCCATCAATGCTTGTGCCTGAGATGCCTGAATGAACTACTGGAGTAGTGTCTTCTCCAGTAATGGAGACAGCCACCTTTGTTCCAGCACGAAGCTCAATATCACCAAGAGCGGTTGCTTGAGCATCCACAAAATAAAGAAGCCTACGTATTTTTTCTCCTGAATCTGCACCCAAGTCTCGTTCACCCCCTTCACCAGGAGGGCCTTTAACAGAGGCCATAGGGAGCAAAACTTTCTCACCAGTCTTTAGATTTACCCGATAGTCAGCCGCTCGCATCTTATCCAAAACATTCTTTTTCATGTTGAGATAGCCTGCGAACTCCTCAGGAGTAATCTGTAAATCGTGAATCATCTGACTAAGAACAGGGTTTTTCCTAGCATCTGCGTATGCATCCTCTAAAGTATAGTTCGCTTTTTCATTAATACGTTTTCTAATTTCACCAAGGTTACTTTGAATAACAGCATCAACGGCATCAGCGATAAAAGTATCTTGAGTTCTGCCATTTTCGTCGTAACCGCCCATTGTGAACCCTGCGGTATCTTGTCCTACCTTACTGACATTGAAACTCAAAAGGTTCTTAAGGCCACTTCTCCAATGAAGAGGAAATCTAGGTGGCGCAGTCTGTAGGTTTTCATGGGAAAAGAAATATAGATTAGTTCCCTTCACAAAGAAGACACAATTAAGTGTAGATGCTAAGTAGGACAACGCTTCATAAAGATTGCCGTAGTCATTAACTTTGCCCTTCTTAACAAACACATTACCTGCCAAATGGCGCACAGAATCAGGAAGCTCTTTGACTTTCACAGGACCGGAAACTCCTACGGGGTTATTGGTATAACCAGTATCAATGCGCCCTTCAGTCAAACCGTAACGGGGCAAGACTACTTCACGAAGATAGCCATCTAAATTGTTATTAGCAAAATAAACAAAGTCTCCAGTAGGTGGAGAGATTTGTTTATTCCCCTTACCCCACTTACCGCGTGTGCCTTCTATGATAAAAGGAAGACGGAGAAGATATTCAGAAAAATTCATCCCATGAATTTTAATTTCAGGGACACCGTTTTGAGGCACGTTGAAATCAACACTAGTGATGCGCCCTGTAATTTTATTCTCGAAACCGGGCTCGCCTTGGAAAGGTTCAGCATAGCCAAGCTCAATACTGATGATGTCTCCAAGATTGAGGAACGCTGGGGCAAGTTTGGAAATCCAGATAAGGTCTGGGTCTTGAATAACAATGTCGAAAGTATCCGTAGTCAGGACACTATCAACTACAGTCACAGATTTAATATTGGACAATAAGTTACTAACAAGCTGTTTGTATTGAACGCCGTCCTGAGAGATTTTAGGATTTTGACTTAACACAAGCTCTTCAATAGCCTGCTTGAAGCTCTTAACTTGTCTAACGGGGGAAATTCCAATGATTGAATCAAAAGATGTATTCTTAGTGACAGCCGTAGTAGGCGCGCTACGCGCAGTTTGAACCGCACTACTGATAGCACCTCCAAAACCGTCGTCAATACGGTCTATATTAGTAACAACGGAAGGAGCAGGCCCACCTATCCAGATATTAAAGTAGGGGGTAGCTACAGTGTAGTGACGAGCCTTAGCAAAAAGCCGAGACTTGGCGGCTTCACTGAGAAAATGAAAAGACGGATTATTCTCAGAAGCGTTTAGTGCGACCACGTTAACTCCTGTTCACTACATAAGCAGGAGGAATAAAAAGCCTAGTCCCAACAGCTAAGTCGAGAGGGAAGAAAATATCTTCATTCTCACGATTAGCTTTAACTATAGCCCACCACTTTGTAGAATCGCCATAGAATTTGAAGGCGATAGATTCAAATGTATCCCCCTCTTTGACAACGTAAGTTGTCACAGTCTGGTCAAAAAAGGTTCCCATCTGAAATGGGTCAAGACTAATTTGAGGCCCTTTTCTAGGGTGAGTCCAAGAACTCAAAGTAGTCTGAACATATCTAGAGTTTCTGTAAATAGCCATTAGAAAAGACCTCCTCACCCACCAGGAGTAAGCCTTCCAGGGGCTGATGCATTAGTGAGCAAACTACCGATAGTTTTAGCTGCACTACTGACACTACCAACAAGAGACCGAGCAATTCTCAGTTTATCCATGTAAACAGCCAAAGGAGTGTTATCAATGACTGTCAACTGAATGGCGACCCTGGCGCGAACAGGGTCGAGTTTCCTAGACACCATCTCAGTATTGATGACCATATTTTTGATGATGACATCATAGAGCATGGAGCCATAGCCAAATATAGCCGTAGGAGGCTTCTTAAACTGGTCGTTGTTATCTGACCACGAATTAGCATCAATGGCAAAAGCACTGCCAACTCTGCTTAAGAAAGCCCCATCAGTAGGAGACCTACGAGGAAGCATGAGACGCTGAAGATTGGCAATCTCTCCATGAATACCAGCAGTAAGAAATGGGACAGGAACAAGGGACGTTGATTGCTCGTAGCCATCAAGGAAAAGCTCAAAGCTCAGTGTATGCTCACCGCCACCTGTCCAATGATACTTACTGTAAGAAAGACCAGGAACCTGCTGCATAACATAATTAGTAGATTTAGATTCCTGAATAGTGGTAGGGTTAAACTTGAAGCCGACAATAATAGCGGGAGACGAAAATACATCGGCAATGAATCCTTTAACCAAAAGGGAATCACTGACATCAGGGAGAGGCTTAACCCCATTATTACCAGCCATGGCATACCCCCTACGGCCTAGTAGCAGGAACTAAACGGACGGAAGGAGTGCGTCCGTCGTAAATTTCAACTTTAGCAATATACCCAACATTGCGCATATCTGGGCTAACAGACTTACTAGCCGCTTTGACAGCTTCATCAATAGCGTTCACAATCTCTTGAGCGGCCTTATCCATAGCACTACGTTTTTCATAGGACAGACCAGGAGCAATCCCACCGATATAGCGGATAAGCTCATTGTTGAGAGCTTGTTTATCTATGCCACTTTCTGAGAGAGTAAGAGGGTTCTTAGCAGTAAATAACGATGCGGCCATCCCAAGAGACTTAGGGTATGATTTGGCGTATGCGGCATCAGATTCCTCTTTGGACATGGAGGAAGACCCAGGAATGTAGGGCTCAATCAGGCTACCGATGCCATAACCTACACCAAGTGCGGCACCAAGCCATCCTAGCTTTCCGAGAACGCTGTTGGTTCCATTAATTGAAGTAACCAAACGAGAAAGTATAGATACCTGCTCAGCGGCTGTTGAAGCAGTAAGGGCCGCAAGACCGGAAGGCCAGTTAGTAACAAAAACAGGCATGCCTTGCTTTATCCCAAAGATAGAACCAAGAACACCACCAACAACACCCCCACTAGAAGCTACGTTACCGCCACTTGTAAAAATCTTTAAAAGGCCCCTAATACCCATAACCCCACCGATTGCTGCAATTGCGGGGCCAAGAACTGTAAGCCACGCTTTAGCGGCAGCAATAGGGCCAGTAAGTTCACCACTAAAAAATCCTCGCATATCACTGATAAGCTTACCAATAAGCATAAGGAATTTTTGAAGCCCAGGGTTATCAGCAAGAGCATCCCAGTGGCGCTTGCTCACAACAGCGAAACCGCCAGAAGCTGTCTTGAAGATGTCATAGAGAGCGCCAAAAAACCCTTCAATTTTATTCCACCATTTAACTACAGTGTTACCTACGGACTCAACAATATCTCTGATATTGCCAAAGTTTGTCCTCCAAGCTTCTTTGAGAGTCTCTACCCCCAACATAATAGACATAAAGATACCAGCCATCATTACACCGGTGCCAGAAAAGGCGGCGATAAAATTCTTAACAACCCCAAAGAGAGCAACAAAAGCCGAAGTAGCAGCGACAGCAAAACCGGCAGCAGTAGCAAGAAGGCCTGCAATGCCTATACCTTTACCAAGAACAGCCACTAATTTAGGATGAGTAGCTGTGAAATTAATAATGGCGTTAGTGGCGTCTGCGATAGAGTTCACAATAGCCTTGAACGTGGAAACAAACGGAGAAAGTATCTCCTTTACGGAAGCTAAAACTGAAAGGCGCTTCTTAAGGTAATCTTCTTTTTCCTCTTTATTCCTATATTCACCATAACCCATGAACTTTTCGTATTCTTTGCGAACTTTTTGGAAAGAGGCATAAAGGGAGTCCACCATTTGCCTATAGGCGGCTGTGGGGTTTTGAATATCTAAGAAAAATGACATGACTTCCCCAGCCATGTCTTTGATGTTTAAAACGATAGCCTTAAAAGTAGCGTTTGCTTTTGCACCCATACCGCCGTAGAACTTCTCAAGGAAATTCGTCATCTGCTCTGTCTTTTGTTGCAAAGTCCCTTGTAGCCCACCCATCATCTGCAACAACATGGTCTTTTGTGGGCCAATCCAGTGCTGAAGGTAATCAATACGACCATTCATAATGGCTTGCAGAACATTGCCCTTAATTATGTTGGGGTCAATATTGGCGGCGGAAGCAAGGTCTGTAATTGCACCAATCAAAGACTTCTGGTATTTAACAACTTGCCCACCAGCATGAGCAAACCCTTCGCCAAAAGACTTTTGAGCATCAATGCCCGCAGCGGCAAAGTCTTGAACAGCGCCTATGACCTCATCAAATGAAAAGAGGGTGTCTTTAGCCTGTTGGCGGGCAATTTGAAATGAATCAATAGCAGACCGCTTGAGAGTGTTAGAAAACATCCCAAGGCGAATCAAAGCCATCTCAGTTTGAGAACCTAAATCAAAGATTGTTTTACCAAGGGCTTTGAACGGAGCCAAGGTAGCCTCAGCAACCCTGGCGAGACCTTCCTGCATGATAGTCAAATCACGACTTACAGAAATGAAATCCTCTGCGGCAATCGTCATACTAGTGAAGCCCTTTGTAGCTTCAGCCATATTCTTAACCGCTCTTTGGTGGTCAAAGTTTAGGCCGATACCTAGCTGTTTGACTTCACTAGCTGGCATTTAAGTCTCCGTATTATTTAATTATTTATTGACGCTCACCTGCTTTTGCTTTTTCCATACGCAGAATAAAGTCTGTCCAGTATTTCCTTTCTTTTTTAGTTAGACCCATGATTTCTTCAAGACCCCAATGAAAGAAATAGGCGATTACACCTACTTCTTCCTTAAGGGATACAGGGTCTAACTCATGGAGAAAAAATCTTTAGCATCCATAGTTGTAGAAAACTCATGGTTGCATACGGAACAGGTGATGTGCACTTCCATATCGAGAGCAGGCATCTTCTTACCAGCTTGCTCACCGATTGCCCTACGGTCAGCAGAAGATAGGTTACGAACGTCTTCCATTGTGAAAGTTCTTTTAGGGCCGATACTCACAAGGTTCTTCAGGATGGTTGCCGATACCATCAAAACAGGATTCTGACGGTATTTATCCTGAAGAACAAACTCAAGGTCGGCACCAGTCAACGTGCGAATGACGGCTTCTTTGTAGAGTCTTCCTTCAATTTCTACTCCCTTAGGGAGAGAAATTGTATGAGTCAAAGTAGGCTCTTCATCTTCTCCAATGGGATTCTTAATCTCCAATTCATCAAGATTAACAGTAAGACCAAGTTTGGCGGAGCAGTTAGGGCAGGTAGAATCAATCTTGACCTTATTCCCAAAGGACAATTGACGGATTTTTACCATCAAAAAATCCCTGTCACCAATACTCATATCCCTGATGATTTCTTCGGTTACAGGCGAGATAGAGCCAATCTTAGTCACGCAGGACGCAAGAAACTTGGTCATGGCTTTGGCCGCATTGTTGCGATTACGGGGGTCAGCCAAAGCCTCTTCATCACGACCAGTCATCTCACGAATATCTGCGTAACGATGCCAGTTACCTTCTCTGTCTTGGTATCCCAGAGGAAGCTTAACATGAGTTTCTGTCTGATTAGTGTCTTCAACGAGTGCCATATACCATATCTCCTGTTGTATGAAGGTCTTTTAATCTTACTTTTACTCTTATTTATTATCAGGGGCTATCTATCGGACCACCGAGTTACTAGGCTGACGTGTGCCGATTTGACGGTAGCCTTCATGCTGAACCACCATGCGCTCAATCAACACATCATTGCCCTTGCTATCGAACTCACCAGCGTTGAACTCTGACACCCAAGCACGTTGAACCTCATACGCTTCGAGAACATTGTTATCGCCGTCAAGGACGCTGATAGTCAAAGTAGCCCTGGCAGGGTTAAAGCTTGTCAATCCAGCAACACCGGCACCGTCGAAATTATCTGTTTGTTTAGCCCAGTTATACATATCAGTGTTATCGGTGGCTCCACGCTCGAAGGTCAGTTGCTCGAACTTAGTCTGGCCAGGAAGCTTGTGCATCGTGGTGTTCTCACCACCTTCACGGTAGTCAATGACATCCGTAGTCCTGGTAAGACCGGTTACGCGCATAAAACCAGCACTGAAAAACTGCCCATTTGGAGCATTAATCTCCACAATGAACTTAAAATTGCGATAGGGGTCAACTGTTCCGATACCGTTAGGCATCTAAGCCTCCTCTTAAGAAATTTAAGAAATGGAAGCGGAAGAACCGCCATCCCATTGAGCCAAATCAATGATGAAAAACTCGGCAGTTTGGGTTGGACGCACACCAACCTTGGCAATAACCTTGCCTTGATTAATAGTGTCATTAGTGTTGATTGTGCCATCACATTGAACGTAAAACGCTTTGTCTGCGGTGTCACCGAACAGAGCGCCATCATTGTAACGAGTGCGAAGATACGCCGACAAAACCGAGCGGATTTTGCCCCACAAAAACTTGTCGTTCGGTTCGAAAACAACCCAACGAGTCTGAAGTTTCATGGTAGTAGCTATATTCATCAAATTCCGGCGCACAGCTATATATTTCAGTGAGCCGTTTGTAGTAGCTGTGCGGGCACCCCAGACGATAATGCCAGCGTCAGAGAACAGACGAATGGCGTTCACACGGTTAGGGTTCAAAACATCCGAATCAGAATCGGAGAATTTCACTTCCAGACCCAAAGCACCAACTACTACAGCATCAACACCAGCAGGGGCTTTGCTAACATCACGATTTTTATCGGTTCGAGCGTAGATGCCAGCCAAGTGACCTTCGGGAGGGAGAAGTTTAGTAGTGCCAGAGATAGTGCTAGTGAAATCCTGGACGTAAATATGAGGAGCGTAAAAAGCTCCATAAGAAGAGTTAACGTTGAACGAAGAAAAATCAGACACAGCGGATTGAGCACTAGTCACAGAGCCACCGTTGCTCCACAGATAGAAACAATCCTTACGATTCTCGCAGTAAGAGATACCTGCGCTAACAGTAGCAACAGTGCGGCTGTCCGGGATGATGATTTGGAAGTTTTCCCCGTTAATCTCGTCAAGAGCGTAAATTCCAGTTTTGGCAGAAGAGCTACCAATATAATCCACAGGACCGGAACCGTCACTACCTCCAACCAGCGAGTTAGTGACCAATTCGGGAGTGAATGAGGGATTCACGGAACTAACAACCAGGTAGTTTGACGCCGCCAGCACATTAGAAATGTAGTTACTATCCGTTACTGGAGACAACACAATGTTGTCGAAACTTTCGACCTCCGTGTTTGTGGTCGTATCAGTCACCGTAATCTTGTATGTGTTGGAAACCGTTCCAGCAGAAACAGTAACATCAATATTGTTGCCCCACGCACCGGGGCTCGATGCATCGAGACGAAACACCACATTGGCGGATGAATCAAGCCAATCAAAACCAGCAGTCAGAGGGTTGGTCTTACTGGCCCGGACAACATACATGCGTGAACCGCCGTTGTTGAAAAACCCGTAAACAGCGTCTGGAGCGATGGAGCCGGGGAAGAACCCACCAAACTTAGTTTGAAAATCAGTAAAGCTGGTGACCAGAGTAGCCTTGTTAATGGGGCCTTTCTGGAAATTCCCAACAATAGCACAAGCACTTGTGCCAACGGAAACAAGGGGGGATGCGGCAGGCTTCTCGAAGACATAGACGCCTGGATGAAGTGTTTCAGGCATTTTACTCCTCCACTAAAAGATTGATGCCAGTAGAATCCTTAGACAAATCTGTATTCACACCGATAGTAAGCCCAGAGTATGGGACTTTCTTATCGGTGCCATTCGGGTCAACGTCTAGGGCTGAGAGAACTCTCCAAGTCCATACTTTATGATATATCCTTTGTTGCTGTCCGTCAAAGGCATCCATCTGTCGGAAGTCTTGAAAGAACAGCCACAGGCGGTTTACTGTGGGTTGACCGTTAGTTAGATTCTCAGTATCAAAAACGTCAATAAAAGTGCGTGGCGGAATGGCTTTCCAAATCTGCTCTTGAATGGCCCTATCATGTCCTGCATAGCGGGAGTAGGCATCAAGCTGGTAGAGCCCGTCTAAAGCAATTGGAACTTGCTTCACATTGGCGGTTTGTCCACCTAGAGTTGGGCGTGTAACTATGCCAGTTCGTGACTGATGGGTTTCTCTGATGATGTCATGGTCAGTCCCAATCAACCACCAAGAGATTTTAGGCCACTGGGCAACAGCGTATTCACGCTCTGGTGGAGCAATAACAACAGGGACTATTTGTTCAATAGTCTTTTCTTTGTTTGCCCATACTTTAACCTGCCCGTCAAGGCGGTCTTTTAGGGCTCGGTCTATGTCAGACCAAATTAGAGCCATTACTCCCCCAAACCAGCATCAAGGAGCTTAACTTTAGAAAACTCTTCCCGAAGAATATATTCCAACCTCTTCTCAATCTTAGAATAGGCACTTCTCCACACACCGATATGGGAGTCACCGAGAAGTCCATATTCTTTACTGAGGAGAAACTGAATAATGCTCTGCCCCCTGATGAAAAAATCATCGGGGATACCAGCAACAACATAGCCGTAGTTGTCTTTATCAACCTTGATAGATGACATAATCAGTTCGTTTGTAATCCCTTCAAACTTCTTCCTCTCTTCTTCATTCAGTGTAGAGAATACATCTCCACGGGCACCAAAATCGTGTTTTACGATTTCAATGAACTCATTAGCAATTTTATCAAGAACCTTCATGGTAATTTCCATGTATTTTTCTGAGAATTTACCCAAACTCTTTTCAAGGTCATGCCAGTCTTTAAATTGGCTAGACCTAATAAATCGAGCCCTGTATCTCATTACGGTAAATCCTCAAACGGCTTCTCAACGGTGGCACGACTAGGTGACGCCGGTTCGTTGGGAACCTGAAGGGTGTTCATATTCTGTCCAGTCACCAAACGGTTGACGTAGACGTCCTTAATAATATCTTTAGAGTTGTTGAAGATAATTTTGTATCTAATCCCATCAACAATAAAGATGTCTCTACCAGTATCAATTTTATAGCCAAGACGCTCAAGCTCAATCTCAGCCATCTCAAGAGCAACATCCGATTGCTCTCTAATACCAATGGGCAGGTAGGAAAGTGCCTGCGGGTTATTGATGATATTACAAGGAACCACAGCGATAGGGGCATACTCCTTAAAGGCGTTCTCCTGGTAGAGGTCGTCTTTAGACTCATCCTTGAGGCGCAGAAACTGAACGGGGCGGTAAAACTCACGCTCCACCTTGTCAATGCAATTACGCATGACTTCGGTGGTCTCAGCATCCACTGTCTCTGGAACGTCACAACTAAGTGCCGTCCTAACTGAGTAGCCTCTCATACCTCTAGGCATCACTGCACCACAACAGTAGTGCTATACTCTGTAACAATTGGCGTAAAGCCAGGAATAGAGTAAGTCATATTGGCTCGCAAAGCGTCCAATGGCTGAAGATTCACCCCTGTAAATCGAACCGTATCAGCAAAAGTTCCAGTAATAGTCAATGAGCCAAATGGAACCCAGGGACCGATACCACCGGCCTGCTTCTCAAGATTGACGGAAGCACCCGTAGTGCCTTTAACGACCACCGACTGCTCGTAAGCCAGAACGGGGGCCATAATGGTAGGAGCCTTCAACGGTGGAAGGGTAACTTTAATTTCATTAGAGATGCTAAACAGAAGGTTCCTATTTACAGCCACGACAACATAGTAGTAAGTCTCACCTGGGTAAAGCCTCTGGAAAGGCTGTTGAGGAAACTGCACGTTACTCTGCTGGTCAATCCAATTTGTTGTGCTATTCCGGAAAATTTGGATGATAGGGACGGTAACGCCACCCCATAGGTAGTTCGTTTGGTAATCAATCGGGTCATCATGCAGAGAAATGCGCTTGTTATAAGCATCACGAATGAGCCTAGTCTGCACGTTAGGCTCTCTACTACGGAAAATTATGTAGTAGTAAAACTCAGGGTCATTGCATTTGCTCCACGCCAAATCAACCGTTGTGGGGTTGAGATGCGTGGGAGGATACATAATGATGTTGTCTGGAGGATTAGCTTGAGTGAAGGGAGTCCTACGTCCAGTAGTAAGTGACTGCCGAGTCATGTAGGTTTCGTGAATCTCACCAGAGCGCTCAACGAGACCAAGATTCCATTCGGCCTTTTTTATGGTGTATTGCTCTAAGTATTCCTGCGAAATTCGAAGATACTGCTCAACTCGAACAGTTTTATCAACAGACTTGCCGTCAATAGAAAGAGGAAAATACTTGGCATTATCAGTAGCCAAGATTTTCGCAACTTGTGAAACTGCAAGCCAAAGGATTAGCAATAGCTCCGACTGATTAATCGGAACTTGGTCATTCAAATCTTCCCATGTCTTACGGGGCGAATGCGTAAGGAGTGCTTGGTCAAGTTCTTCAAGAAGTTCCCAATCGCTGAAGACGTAAGGAACCTTAGTATCTGAGATTTTGTGCCTCAGGCGAAAGAGAAGTTCATACTGAGAATTATGAATAGTTTGTCCTGGGTGAGGCCCTACGGAAGCAATGTCAGACCCATCAGGACCGACAAAAGTAATGAGATACCAGTCACGGTCCTCGCCACCTTCATCACGGTATTCTGTGATGAAGGTGGTCGAGTCCGTGGGGGTCGAATAGGCATCAAACAAAGCCACCTGCTCGTAAGTTCCCTCACGCATAGGCGCTCTGCTAATGCGAATTTTGGCTACTGTTCCGCTAAAGACAGGGACGAGCCAATTGACCAATTTCATCTCTTTTAAGCCTTCACAGCTACCTTGGAACGGAGAAGGTCTTCACCGACCCAAGCAGGGACTTTGAATTTCCTATCCTTAACCAGGTTGAGACGATACTTGCCAATGGTAGGAGAGCAACTCTCAGTAGCAATGAGAATCATCTCAGGAGCCACGTCGCTGACCACCTTCACAACTTGAGAAGGGGCCACCTTGGTGGGTTCCTGTTTACCAGAATCTTCGTCTCTATTGGAGTTCTCTGAAATAACTGCGGAGGACACTTCCGGCTCTTTGGGAAGAGCTTTTTCCACCACAGCAGTTTCTACATCATCCCCCACCAAAGAGGTAACTTTAATCGTGTTATTCGTGTCATTCTTTGCCATGACGGTAGGTTCTCCAAAAGTTAAAAGAGGTTGACGATTAGGCTAAGCCATAAGCTAAACGCCATAAGCTAAGCCAGGAAGACTACTGCGCTAAACTCAAGATTAGCTCCAGGGTCAGAATGGGCCACAACAAAGCTAGAGTTATTCTTACTAGACACTCTGGCCGCGCCATCCCAAGAGCAATCAAGACTGACATGGTAGTTATTGTCAGAATTGCCATGCTCGAAGTTGACCGTGGTCGTAGTAGTGCCGTTCTGAGCAGTAAGCCCAGTAATACGGATAACACGACCAAGGTTATCAACAAAAGCGGCCTGTTGTTTCACGCTCATTTGATTCTCCTTTGAGAACGACAAGAGGGAGAGAGGGATTTTACCCCTCTCTCCCTATGTCAGTTTGGATTAGGCCGTTTCCAAGCGAACGATGTTCGGGTCAGTAAGCTTACCAGAACCCCAAATACCATACCAAGCAAGACCGTGTTCACGACCGAAATCAGTAATGCCGTTATCACGCATCTCAACAGGCAGAGAGACCGCAAGTCCAACAGCGTTATCGCCAAACATAACAGCCTGATAAATCTCATCAGCAGTCAGAGAGGGGGTAACACTCTTGTCCAAAGTAGGGTCGTAAGCCAGAACGTTCTTATTAGGGCTCGCAGAGCTGTCAACGAAAACACCATTCTTCATCATGGTCGTTTCAATGAAGATTACGTCTTCGTAACGACCGGCTTCGCCTTGGAAGACCTGAGTAGGATTGCCATATTGCGAAGCAGAAATCCAATTCGGGTCGTCACGCAGACCGCGCAATTGATGAGGATGAGCGAAGCAGACGTAATAACCCGCCGCAACTTGCGGAGCGTCATTCGTCTTCAGCGTCTCAACCCCATCCTTCACCAAAAGAGTATCCATAATGTCTCGATTAGTGATAGCGTTACGACCAGCCGCACGACCAGCATATTGAACGTTAGTAGCGGACAGATAAGCGTCACGCAATTCCGCGTCAAGCACCTTAGCGTAGTCATAGCCAAGGAGCTTAGCCGTGGATGACATCACATCATCAAAACTGGTTTGCAGGAGCAGTTCCGTGACGCTGACTGCATTGCCATGCTCAGTAACCGTCAACTGGATTTGAGAGCCAGTCAAAGTGTTGGTTTGCAGACGGGTGCCTTCAGTCAGACGCCCACCGTTAGGAAGGTTGTTGTAACGGAGCATGTTCACGGTCAGACCAGGGCTGACACCCAGTTCCTCTTTCTTAACCACGAACTGCTCAAATCGCAAGATGGGCTGAGCCCAGAAATAAATTTCCTTCGAATAAACCTGCATGATGGCAGACGAAAGCTGGTATCCACCACCAGCCGCGCCAGCCACAGTTGCCGCTGTAAGAGCCATTTTCTTTCCTCCTAGTTTCTAATGAGTTTAGATGACAGGGACGTTGCGCATGGAAGGAGCAGTAGAGAACTCCAACACAGCAACGGCACCAGCAGCCAGAGTAGCAGTGCCAGTCGAAGCGACACGCACAATAACCGTGCTATTTCTAGCCACCGCATTAGCTGGAGAGCTATTTGGAGTAGTGACAAGCCCACTATTCGAAATAGTCTCATCAGCCACGACAAACGGCACATTGGAAACGATAGGCGCACCGCCAGTCACCTTCGTGTTTGCAGTAGCGGCCGCAGCCTGCAAAACACCAGACGAGTTATACGGCAGGACACTTACAGTCAGGTAGTTCGTGTCACTGGCGGCCAACCCAGTAGCAGTCAGAATTCGCGCCGAGGTCAGCCAAGTGGCATCGCTCGAAGCGAACACGGGCGTATCAACAGTTTGCCCAGCACCAACGGCAGCAAGCGGGACTGTAACAATCTTACGCTCCGCCTTCTCTTGGAGTGTCTTCCCCATTTTCTTTACCTCCGGTTATTTATGGATGTGTTTACTAACTCTGAAATTGCCGAGTGCGATAAAAGTCAGTGATAGATTTAGTAGCCTCTTTCTTCAGTAAGTCACGGTATCTTTTATACTCTTCTGGAGACATCTTACGAATAGCCTCGGCTGTCAATTCAATGGGCATCCCACCAGCATTAGTGGGGCCGGTTGTGTTACTGACCCCGCCACTGGCAGGCTCAGTAATAGGTGAGGTAGGAGTTTGGGCGAGTGATTTTTTAATTTGAGCTTCTGCTTCGGCTCGAATTGCAGCCATCTTTTCCTGTGCAATGAGTATGCTCTTATCAATCTCCTGCTCGGTATTACCTGAAACCAATTCAACAATCAGATTATGCGCACCAATCTTAGCAATCTGCTTGTTCTTATAACTTTCTAGCTTAGCAAGGCGACGTTCTTCAGCAAGACGAGCCTCTTTCTCTTTAGCTTCGCGAGCCTGAGCTTCAATAACGGCATTGAGCTTGGCAATCTCTAAAGTAAGAGTCTCATACTCAGCAGAACGTCCGGCACTCTCTGAAGCGATACGGTCTTCGAGGGCCTTCTTCTCAGCTAGGGCTCGCTTGACGGCCTCATCCTTAGCTTCGAGTTCTCGGTAGAGTTTTTCTTTTTCTTCTCTACGAACTTTCTCAATCAAAGCTTGAACGTCATCCCGATTACTGCGGTTCGTAGAAGTAGGGGTAGGAGTAGAAGCAGAAATGGGATTGCCGTTATCGTCCAGGTTCTCATTGGGCTTTGTCATCTTATCCTCCATTATGTTCTATAAAGTTAGTGGCTTTTTACGGTTACAGCCTACCTGTAGAGATATTCCAACTTGGAGCTGGAATTTTTACTGGCCATCTCGGAACATATGACTTTGTAGTGACCTCCACTTGAAGAATGTTATCCATGATAAACCTATGAGTTTCATTGTGCATACGGCAATGCCCATAGAAATAAGGCACACCTGAGATAATTTTGAACTCATAGGGCTCCACCTCACGGTGAATAATTTTGTTGGCGGCAGTCTTTTTCATATAAAGCAAGTCCACAACCTTATACTGGGCTGCAGCCAATTGAATCGCTTTCTTAGGAGGAAGGTTACCAACTCTGGATTCCTTCGTCTCTATATGAGTAAGAGTGTATAGATTCGGATGAAGCGAGAGCGGCTTAATCCTCAGAGCGTCAGGAGAGTTATCATCTCTACCCTGGGCCATACTACAATCCTAACGGGTTGTAAGATGAAATACCTGCGGGGCCTTGAAAATCCCCTGTTCTAACAATTCCAAGGTTAACCCCGTTGTTGCCACCTTCAAAATTACTCGCCGTAGAAGCTTCAGGAGGAATGCCATTTTCTTGAGACGCGGCTATAAGAGGAGTCTCAGTGCTTTGGGTGTTTTCATCACCTACACTATCACCATCTTCAATTTTAGAAGGTGCCATTGCACTACGCCATTCCTCAATCTCTTTGATAATTTTTTCAGGGTTTTCTTCACCCAGCATCTTCAACGCCATAGGCGGAGTGATGAGGGGGTAAGGAGTAGCCATACGAGTAGAGATTTCTTGAAGGATTTCGTTACGGTCTTTAGGTAAGGTATCACGAAAGAATACTTTGTTTTCATAAGGGTCAATTTCGGACACGGCTTCGCCACTCATCCCATTTTTTTGGAGTAGCTCTCTAATACTAACTCCAGTTTTGATTTCATACAAGCGTAAAGCCATAGAATTTATAGCAGAAATGCCTGTGCCATAAGTAAGTGACTTAATCTGCTTTAACTCGATGAGGGGCTGGTATTGAATTTGTAGAGCAACTCCACTTGTATTGGAGATAGCTTGCTGTTCCCCAAGGGTAGGCTCAGGAACGTTTCCGATTTCATGCATAGCCTGTTTGATAAACTGCATGTAACTATTGGAGCCACTCAAATCAGTGGTCATGTTCAAATTTTCAACTCTGGCATCCTTAGGGAGACCAGACCAGACCTTGTTAGCCCCCTTCTCTAGATTAGTAGCTCTGGCTCCAAAGATGAGAGTGACTGGGGCCTGATGGTAGTTAATGATGTCGGAGATGTTAGTAACTTTTTCGTTTAGCTCCCTGTTAACAGTGATAAGGTCAGCGCAGTCACTTACACCAAAAAAAGCTCCAGCTACAGGCACGTTCTTAATATGAACGATTGGGACAAAGCCCAAGTTATGCTCAATAATTTGTTCGGGCTTATCACCATCTTTAATAATAGAACGGTCCTTAGTTAGAATTTCGATAAATTTCACCCGCTGAGTTTCACCTGTGCGTTCGACAGTTCTTCCAGGGGCGTCATACTCATAGATAATCCGGAACTCTTTGAGCAGAGTTTTGTCATGGTTATCCCAAATAGGGAAACAATGCGAGGAGTTAAGATTAATAAGACGAATACGGCCCCTTTTTAAACCGTTATATGGGGTTGGCTCTTCCCAAGTGACTTTAACGAAAGCGTCACCTGTAACAGCCCCCATTTGAAAGCACTCCCATGCCCATAAGTCTTTGTTGTTATCTTTCCAAATCTGAGAAAGAATCGGGCCGACAACTGCACGAGTATCATCAGGGAGTATCCAATCAAACCCCTTACCAATGGTAAAACTCAAGCCTTTGTTCACAAAAGCTTTGACGTAGTTAAGGGTAAGTTGGGTTTCACCCTCTTCACGCTTCCAAGCCCAATGGCGACCAAGATAAAACTGCCAATACAGCGTATAGCGCAAGAGCCTCTGACGGTCATTATCAGAAAGCTCTTGGCCTAAAGGGTATCGGTCAACAGACTGCGAGGTCTTATTGAAAAGCATCTATATTCCTCTTTACGGAGTAGGGCTTTCAGTTGGAGTGGGGGTTCCTGTAAATGTGAGGGTATGAGTGACAGTGGGCGTGTAAGTAGGAGTAGCCGTTCTAGTAAAAGTGGGGGTAACCGTTCTAGTAAAAGTAGGAGTAGCAGTTCTAGTAAAAGTAGGAGTAGAAGTCTTCGTGATGGTGGGGGTGGGGGTGTAAATCTCTCCGTATTGAATATGTATGGCGAAGTTAGCATTAGCACGAACCCAATTGTTTCGATTCGCATAGTAATAGCCGCCTGGCACAGGCGTCTTAGCATAGTTCATCAGGTAAGAGCCAAAACTAGTGCCAGTAACTGGGTCTTGAGTCACAGTAATCCAATACTTATGACCAGTCACCAACTCAACCACGCTTCCACCAGAATAGCCTGGGTAAACTTTATAAGGCTGAGGAGTCGGAGCAAGAGTAGGGATACTACTAGGGCTAACATCCTCACTTGATAGCGTAACATTTGAAGGAATCCCATTGTTATCGGCACGAACTTGGAACTTGATGGAATTGATGTCTCCAATGTTACCAGTGAAATTGCCAGGGTAAAAACCGAAGCTACCTAGCTTTCCTGTATAACTAGAGACGAAAGGTTGAGCGAGAATTTGAGTGTATTCGTTCTTTCCTAGGGGTCTTTGAATGAACCCAGCCGCAGGGGTGATTTGAAATGTAGGATTAGGGTTCGGAGTCACAGTAGGAGTAGCCGAATACACCATTCTTGAAAACAAAATAAGAGCT